GCCTCACAGGCCTGATACGGCGATGGCACCCGGGCCTCACACACGCCGATGTAACTGGCGACCATGGCAGCGGTGAACCAAGTCATGGCTTCACCTGCTGACGTTCAATGGTCGGCACCAGGAGTCTGAGCTGCACGGCCTGGCCGAATGCCTGAGTGAGTATTGCCAGCACCACGCCCAGGATGACCACTTGCGCCAGGCGGGCCTCAACACGCCGCACCCGATCAAACAGGCCATCAACGTCCTTGCGTGTGCGGTCCTGGTCTTCCTTGCGTTCGATCAGCAGGCTGTGGATGAGGTTGATCTTCCCGGTCAGGTCGGTCAAGGCGATCCAGATCTCGCGGTGGCTGACGTCCTCCGGTGGCATGGTGCTCATGCGGTCGTACCTCAGTTTGGCGACAGGGCATCCTGAATCGTCGTTGCGGTTGTATCCACGGTGCTGCAGTTGCTGACCCTGGCCAGCTCAGGCGCCAGCTCGGTGCGAACCGCAGCGGCCACCGTGGCAGCCGTTGGCGCGGAGCTGCGGCTCCTTGATCGGCATGAGCCGCCGGGAGCTGGCAGGCCACTCTCCCAAGCGGTGGCAAAGTCGGCCAGATTGCCCATCTTGCATCGCATCAAAGCCGGGCCAGCGCTCCAGGCGTCAGATCGGGCTGGCCTTGTAAATGTCACCGTTATTAACACAGGCATAAACACTGCTGCCAAGAGAAGTCATTGCAGTCCATGCGCGACTTGTTTGACCAAGAGCAACGAAGTTACCAGTACCGCCTGATTGCTTGTAAATGTCACCGTTATTAACACAGGCATAAACATCGCTACCAAACGATGTCATTCCATGCCATTGGCGATTTGCTTGACCAAGAGCAACGAAGTTACCTGTGCCGCCTGATTGCTTGTATATGTCATCGCCAACAACACAAGCATAAACATCGCTACCAAGGGAAGTCATTCCAAGCCATCGGCGATTTGTTTGACCAAGAGCAACGAAGTTGCCTGTGCCGCCTGATTGCTTGTAAATGTCGCCATTATCAGCAGAAACATAAAGATCACTACCAAGAGATGTTATTGCCCACCATATGCGACTTGCTTGGCCAAGACCAACGAAGTTACCAGTACCGCCTGATTGCTTGTAAATGTCACCTCCATAAGTACCAGCATAAACATCGCTACCAAAAGATCCCATTCCAAGCCATCCGCGATTTGTTTGATTAAGAGCAACAAAGTTACCTGTGCCGCCTGATTGCTTGTAAATGTCGCCAGTATAAGTAGCAGCATACACATCGCTACCAAGAGATGTTATTCCAAACCATTGGCGATTTGTTTGGCTAAGGGCAACAAAGTTACCCAACACCAAACCGCCACCCGCCGCCACTTTTCGCCGCTGAACAATCAGCATCTTGTTTCCTCCAATAAAAGGGCCACGCCGCCATTCATGACGCAATCTCATTGACCCAGCCGGCAGACAAATCAAAGGCGCTTCCTGCTTGAATCTGCTGGCGCAGTTCAGCGGCTCGCTCAAGGTTGGCAAAGCCCGCAGCCACCAGGGCATCGTGTTTAGCCAAAAGCTCAATCATCGGTTGCGTTGCGGTGCCATCAGCATTACGCCGGATCGCTTCGCTGTAAAGAACAGCCTGCATGGGATCCACGTTGGCCGGGTAAAGTTTGCTGTTGGCCTGCAATAGGGCTGCGTCCACTTGATTGAGAAGCTCATTCTCAGGCCGACGCTTCACCTCCAGTGTTTCTTCCCACGTTCCAGCAGGGCCGCCCACCTTGGGGTTGGCGTACTCAACCGTTCCCCAAGATGCCACCTCATAGAAAATCTGCGGATCATACTCGCGCACCAGTGACTCGCCGCGCAGGTAAAACTTCAAATCAGTGCCGTCATACGGTAAGCCAAACAAGTTGGGCCAATGAGTACCGCCGGGATTTGTCGGAACATTGCCGCGCACCGGAACAAACAGATCAACGCTTTGGCCTTCCTGGCGGCCTTGATCGGCGTAATAGCGCACGCCGGTGTCAGGGTTGGTGATGATGGTTGGATCGGTCATGGTTAGGTTGCGGAGCGGGTGAAGATGAACTGAGCAAAGAGGCCTTGGGCGCCAGTGCCGACGCCAACAAGGTCAACGCCAACGCGATCACCAGCGCTGAATGAGCTGGTGGTGATCGTGCCGCTGGCATCCACCAGGCTGGCGCTGCTCGACAACGTGGCGTTGCCGCTCAAAACGGTGGTCTTGGTGCCACCAGCCGTGCGCTTGTAGGCGCTGAATGTGCTGGAGCTGCTGCCGGTGTTGTCGATGTGGCAGCCAAACCGCACGCCGGTCAGGGTGAAGGATCCAGACGGCACCGGCACCGGCACCTCCGCGTAGTTGGTCGCAGCCGTGGCGGTCTCGCCTTTGTTGCTGATGACCAGGATCAGACCATCACCAATCGCGCCCAGCTCCGCATAGGTGCTTCTCGCGTGGATGTGATCGGCCCTCGCGGCATCAGTGCTACTGCCTGCAGACGCGCTCGCGCCCAGCGCCGCTGGGGCGCTGCTGGAGACTGCTAGGGAGCTGGTGCCAGCGCCGATGGCGTTGCGCGTTGCGGCTCCATCGGCCTGAGTGAGCAGAGAGCGACCAAACGCCGTGGTCGTCAACGCCGCGATTGATGTCAGGTCGCTGTCGAGCGGCTGGTAGGTGCTGGCCGCCGTTGCGGCAGAAAGCGCACCGGTGATGCGGCTGTCGTCGCCCGCTGCCACCGTGCCGGTCGTGGTACCAATCGCCGCCGTAGCAGCGCCGCCCAGCCCCAGCGTGGTCCGCGCTGCTGCAGCGTTGGCAGCGGTGGCCAGGGCCTGGCCGGTGGCGGTTGCTGTCGCTGCCCACCAGGCCGCAGCAGCCTGAAACACCCGCTGAGCGGTAAAGGCACGGCGGGTCGTGGCGCTGCCTGCCTCCGCCTCCGCCTGGCTGATTGTTGTGGCGCTCCACTCGCGGGAGTCGCCGAGGCGGCTGTCGCTGGTCTGGACGTAGCCGGTCAGAGTTGAAGCCAGGCCAGCTGGCTGGACCGCCGTGCCAGCCAGCACAGCCGCCGCGTCCCAGCTGGCCTGGGTGGCGGTGAGCGGCAGGCTGTAACCAGCGGCGAAGCTGATGGCCAGGGTGCCGCTGGCGGTGATTGGTGATCCGACGACAGCGAAGCCGGTGGGGACGCTAAGGCCCACGCTGGTCACAGTGCCAGAGCCACCAGCCGAGACGGCCAGGACGCCATTGACGATGCTCAGACCGCTCAGGGTCAACACCACCGGCGCCCCGGTGCCGCTCTCGCGGCCCAGCACACCGGCCGTCATGGTCAAGCCGCTGGAGCCGATCGCGCCGGTGGATGCCTTGCCGTCCAGGGCCGCTTGAGTGGCCGTGCTGATCGGCTTGCTCAGGTCGCTGGTGTTGTTGACGTTGCTCAAACCCACCGTGGCGGCTGTGGCCAGGCCAGCAATCGCGGATGCTGCGGCGTCTACGGTCGTGCCGCTTTGATCCATCGGCACGCGCTCGGTGCCGGTCAGCGCCGAAGCGTTGGGCAGTCCTGTGATCGTGACATCAGCCATGGCTCAGGCTAGGCAGCAAGGGTGACGAGATACCGACCGTCCAGGGTCACCAGGCGCAGGCCGGCCAGCGTGGTGATGTTGTTTGCAGCAGCGTTGACCATCACCAACGGCACCCGGCAGAAGGCGCCATCATCGAAGCGCTGCGGCTGCGTTTCGACCTTGTAGCTGACGCCATCCACGGTCACCAGGTCGCCATAGGTCAAGGCGCCAAAGGTGGCCGTTGGAACGGTCAGCAAGTAGTCGATCACCGTCAGCTCACCGCCGAGGATGATCTCGCTGTTTTGATCAAGGATCCCCACGCCTGAAACGGCCCCGGCGACCACTGGCACGCCGAAGCCGTCAAGGTTGAGAAAGACGCTGAGATCCTCGGTGAACATCAGCCCTCCTTGGCCTTGCGGGTGGGCTTGGGTTCAGGCGGCAGCTCGGTGGTGGCCTTGCCCAGGCGGACAAGGATCGCCGCGTCGTCGTTGCTTACGTCGTAAACGGTCCCAGCCTCAAGGGCCTGGCCGCTGGCGATGGTGTTACGGGTGACGAGGATCTTCATGTGGGAAAGGGGCGGCAGACGCCGCCCCGGTCAGGGTTGGGAGCCTGAGCCCCTATCAGCTGGTCGTCACATCCAAACAAGCGGCAAAGCACTTGGGATCGCGCACCGCCACGTCGTAGGACACGATGCCGCGGACGCTGGTGAGCGCCTTGCTGAAGTCGTCCTGGTCCTCGCCCACGGTGATCTCAAGGCCGTTGCCCCAGAGGCCCACCATGGCCTGGCTGTAGTCGCCGATCAGCACAGCCGAGCAGGTGCCGCTGGTGCTGCCTTTGGTGAGGTTGCTGGGCACCTGGTTGGTGACGTAGATGGGGTAACCATTCACCACCGAAGGGGTGGCGCCGCGGCCGATGGCCAGCAGGTTGTCGTTCACCAGGAAGGGACCATCGCCCGTGGTGGAACCACCGGCGCGGAGCTTCTTCAGGTTGCCCATCACCTTGGCGTTGGTGATGTAGCTGACCGAGTTGCGATCCACCGGCACGTTGTCGATGGTGAGCTCGGTTTCCAGGCTCACCAGGGCCTCAAGAGTGATGGCGCCACCGTTGGTGCCGATGGCCACTGAACCGATGCCGCTGGTCTGCATGATCCCGGTGGGCTGGCCGCTGGAGCCAGAGCCGTTGAGGATGCCCAGATCCATGGCGACGTTGATGCCGTCGATCAGGTCGGTGCGCACCAGCTGCTCAATGCCAGGGGTGGCCTGGAGAAGCGTTTGGCGGCTGTACTTAGACAGCGCAGCCAGGTTCTTCGGCGAAAGCGTCACCTGGTCAAAGGTGGATTCCGACTGGGTGATGGCGGTGGTCTGGCTGCTCAGGTAGTAGGTCGAAGCCACACCAGAGCGGCGGGGAATCGCCACGTTGCCCTGCAGGCCGGGCATGGTGCGAACACCAGCGGCGAGCATCACCGAGCGATTGCGCAGGAACTCAATGAAGTCCTGATCCAGCAGATCGGTGGCCACCAGGTTGCCGCCGGTGCTGGCGCCGCTGGTGACGTAAGTGGCCCGGGTCAGAGCAGAGAAGGGGATGAAAAACGCCCGCTCAGCCGAAGGGGCGCGGCCCATCGACTTCTGCACCTCGGCGCTCATCTCGCGCACCAGGCCGGCTTCGTAGGAGCTCCAATCACCAGACAGAGCAGCACGGATGCCGGCGGTGATGTTGAAGCGGCTGGCGTCGCGCTGCTCCATCTCAACCGGCTTGACGGTTTCGACAGGCTTGGCGCTGATCTTCTCAAGCACCGCAGCGCGGGCTTCGTCGATGCTGCGGCCGTTCTCGATCAGGGTGGCGCCCAGATCCTTGAGGCCGTGGCGCTCAGTCAGAGCGTTGATGCTGGCGATGCGGATGCGCTCGGCGTTGGCGGCTTGTGCAGCCGCTTCCGCCCGCACCGCCTCGAGGTTGAGGTTGGTGTCTTCCATGGAAGTAGGGGAAGGGGTAGGGGTCGGGGTTGCGGCTGGGGCCGCGTCATCGGTGTCGAGCTTTCGCCCGATCCCAATGGTTGGATCGGCAGGGATGCCGACCACAGACACCTCGTAGGGACTCCACGAGGTGGCGACAAAATCGCCGGCGCGCTCCTCCATCTGGTTGATGGAGTAGCCGACCGAGACATTCCGAAGAACGCCATCGGCGATGTCGGTCATCACTTCCTGCGCAAACGGATTGCGCGAGAACTTGACCGACACCATGCCGCGCTTCTTCTCGCCATCAAGCCAGGCACGCTTCACCACGCCAATCACGCGATTGGGGTCATGGTTGAACAGCACCGGCGCGCCATCGTTCATGCGGCCCAGATCCACAGCGCCGCGCTCATGGCTCAGCACTTCATTGCCGAAGATGCGCTGCACCGGGTACTCGCTGGAAAAACTGAACTCCATCGATCGGTCTTCAGCGCTAATCACCACGCCATCCAGCGACGCCGCGCGGCGATGGGTCTGGCCCTCCAGATCACGCATAAAGTCCATCGCTCATCCCGTCTTGGTTCAGGCTATCGACTCCGACCGTCCCACCTTCAGCGGTGTCCTCAGTGGTATCAACAGCCGGATCAGTCGGCTCGACATAGCCGGCATCGCCATCGTCGGCCGGGTTGGTGTCGAACTGGAGCTCCAGCTCCTGGGCCCGATCGACTTCGGCCTTGCGTG